TTTCTTTTGGCTGCAGCTTTAGCTCGTGCCACACCCTTCTTGGTATAAGGATATGATTTCTTTCCTACCTTTGGCATATCGTTATCTCCATTTATTAAGCAGTACTGCTAGGCATCTACTTAACCAGTATAGTTTAAGTACCGAATTGTACTTACCTTATTGCCTAGTAGAACGCTATCATAAATACCTTCGTTGTCTACGCACATAGTGAAGTACCTTTTTAACCTCTATTATTTGTGTAACATCTTTCACACAGGGAGCTTGGGAGTTTTTAAACCCCCCTAGCGTTAAGTTAAATCTATGTTAACCTTAATATCTCCTACTACACTGTGTTGTACCTTATCTGGTGTGCGTAGTCCTACTCTGTCTAGTATATCCTTACTAGCCTCTAGTTGTACATACTCACTCTTAGCCTTATCGGCAAGATGGATCATCTTGTTGGAAGCAGTTACTGCGCCTAACCCTATAGTACGAGTTATACATTCCATCATGTATCGCTGTACCTTTGGGATTCGTAGTGTACGACTAGCTGTTACTCTAGCTGAATCTTTATTCTTTTTTGTTGAATATCCAGCGATTATTCCAGCTTCTGTTATACTACACCCTGTTGTTACGATAGTATCGACTAACTTCCTTTGTTTATCGGTTAGTTCATCATTCTTGGTGGATAGTTCAGACATTGCTATGCGTAAGGATAAACTCTAATTTATGAGTGTCAAGAGAAAAATAATGACATCAATATGAAGTAGGAGAAGTAATTCATATTACAAGATATGGTACATTATACCAATGAAAAAATCCTAGTCAAGGGACAAGCCCTCCAGCGTAGCTGGCTTTACCCCTCCTTATTCGTAAGATTATTGTATAGGGATAAAGTGACAAGTATTTTTAGTCATTGGTAAATATGCGAGGCATATCTTAGGTAAGATGAGCTTACATGAGGTAGAATAAGTAAAATGATATAAAAAAGGAGTTCACATGAATAAATATCATAATACATACGAAAGTCTTGGTATCTTATATAAAGATGAGATTAGCCAAGATCAGTTAATATCTATTGAGTTTGATTTAAATAGCAATATTGCTAGATTAGATAAAAGACTTGGTAGCATTAAAGGAGCTAAAGATAGTATCCAAAGAAAAATTAACTATCATCAAAGAGAAAATGGTAGTTATATTGGGTCTACTGAAGCTTATAATAATAACCAAGAAGTATTAGGAAATCAGCTTCAAGAATTATCAACTAAATTAAATGAGTTTGATGTTGCTGAAGAAATGCTGGAACAAGAAGTGAAAGCAAGAAAAGATTTCTTTAAAAATATACTTGGTAAAGAGTATGTACCATTTAGAAGTGCAAAACCTGAAGATGTTAAAAAGTCTTTTCAAAGAAAAACTAACAATCTTCAAAATGCTAATAAGTGGTGGGCAAAAAATGGTCATAAGGTAGAACCTGTTGTAAAAATAGGAGATACCCTTCCATTAGAGTTTGCTGAAAACTATAAATAAATAATAAATATTCAGGGTGGTTGAAATATACTGCCCTGAAAAAAAATTTCGCGACGCCTTCGGCGTCGCTCTGGTTAAGTAATAATAACAGGAGTAAAATATGAATATTGATATTTTAAAATACAGATTACACATGAGATTGTTGTGGATTAAAGACATGATTTCAGCGAGAAGCTGGTTCGATCATACCGAATGGCTTTATGAGTATCATGGTCATGGAGAATATGGTCAAGAGAAATATTGGTATTACTATTTACAAGAAAAGGAGTAAATTATGAAAATAACATCAGAACAATTTAAGGACATAATCTGTAAAGTGAACCGAATAAGTCCTACTGCTAAAATAACTTTTAGAGCTAAAGTTTGGCATGGAACAAGAGAAGAATCCGAGTTTGATATAGAGCATTTTTCTCAAATAGATAAAATTGTAACGAAATTCAAATCAGATGAAACTGATAGAGATGAGATTATAATTTATGTAAAATAAAATTACGAAAGGAGTAATTTATGACAGATTTCTGCCATAATTGTAATGGAAAAGGATATGTAGAACATGACAATGGAGATGATCCATGTTATGAATGTGAAGGTGGATTTATTACCGAAACGAAAGGAGAAGATAATGATTAAAACAACATTTAAACTTGGCAGCCGAATAACCAAAGGTATATTTGCGAGTGCATTATATGGATATGGAAAAAGACGAGCTGTTTGGTATTACCGATTATTATTAAGCGAAGATTTTGCTTATATAATAACACGATATTATAAAAAACATAAAGTTATGCAAAATGTAGATGTTCAATATAAACGAAAGGAACAAAATTATGAAAACGCACAGAACAATTATCAAAAAGCTAAACCAATTAGACCAGCAGATGACGATTGGAATGTTCAAAAAGCTAACTGACGAAGTAACTGATTTGAAAAAAAGAGTTAAAGAGTTAGAGCAAACAAAAGAACTTGAATATCAAGCTGATATGGAATTAGCTAAATCATATGGAGGTACAGTATGAGTAAAACTGGTCAATGGGCATATGAAGAATCTTTAAAAGAAGAAGAACGAATGGGAGAAATTGCAAGATTAGATTCTAAATTAGAAAAAATCTTAAAGCAATTATCTCAGATTAAAGATATGTTCACAACTGATGATATTGTTGTACATGCTTACTGCTTATCTGCTTTTCAGTTATTGTGTAATGCAAAAAATAAAACAACTGAACAATTAGATAAATTTGAGCAGAAAGTATTTGAGGAATCATATGAACCTTCAGACATTCCAGATGAAACTGGAATAAATGATAAATCATTTGGTTAATGAATATTCATGGGGTAGGAGAAAGGAATAAACCTACCCCACTATACGAAAGGAGTTAAATATATATGTTAAATTCGTATGCTAGTAAATTACAAATTGACGCACAAAATGATATAATACCTCATAAGAGAGATTTATATTATATTACCGAACACGAAGGTGGTTCTGATAGTATAAAATTACCTGACCGAGTAGCAGTATTTAATGAAGATCATTATATTTCTACAATGGCGTTAAAATCCTATGAAAACCTAAGATCATACCGAGATTTCAATGATATGATAATCAAAGGTATAACTGATTATGGTATGGATTTAGACAATATTACTGTTAAAGAACAAACCTTTGAAAATGGTGGTAAATTTATGAAACAAATTGATTTCAATGATGTTAAAGTACATTGGAACAATGATGATTTTATATTAAGACTATGGTTATGGACAGGATATAATCTTAAATGGGCAGAACAATTTATATTTGGTCCAATAGTGGTTATATGTACTAATGGATTATATCATGGAGCTTGGAAAATAAAAGGAATGTCAAAGAAAAACTGGTCTAATAAAGCACAGTTATCTGCTGTAGACATTACTAATGCATTGGAAGCATTTAATAAATTACCAGAAGTATTAGAACCTATGGCTAGAACAACAGTATCTGCTGATAATGTAAAACATTTGTTTGAAAATACAATAGCTCAAATTAAAGATGAGATATATCCGAGAGTGTCTGATTACCGAATGAGAGAATTATCTACTCATTGGGATATGTATAAAAACAGATATGGTTCTAATTTATGGGCAGTATATCAAACAGCTACTCATTGGGCATCACACCCTGAGGGTAGAGGATTGAAAGCCAATAAGATTAGAACACGATCAGAACAAGTATCTGGTATGTTAGAATCAAATGATTGGAATACTTTACTTGCAGCGTAAAACAGTCTATTTTCTATGAATGGACTACGCTTTAGGTAAAAAATTCTATGAACAACTAATTCCCCAGTTCGTCCAAAGAAGGAAAGAGCTGGGAATTACTCAATCTACGCTAGATAATGATATGAATATAGCGAGAGGTTTAGTATCTAAATGGGAAGTAGGTATCAGAAAACCATCTGGATTTCTATTTTGTTGTTGGGCAGAAGCATTAGATTGTGAAATAATATTAAAACCAAAAAAAAAGGAAGGTAAATAATGCCAGAATATAAAGTAGTGCATCAATATAATGTTCAAAGAACATACTTCATTACTTGTTCAGAAGATGACTATGAAGAAGATAATGCATTAAATGAATTTTGTAATTCAGAAACACTAGATGAATCTTATGACAGTTGGGAACATGAAGATTGTCTTGAATCAAAGGA